GACCTGGCTCCAGAACGCACCCTGGCCGAGCGTGGGCCGGATGCCGAGCGGCATGAGGGCCTGTGCCCAGCCGAACAGGTTGGCCAACGGGCCGAACCTCGGGCCAGACAGAATCGCTTCCGCACGGATCTCGACCTCGGTGCCGCCGACCTTGATAAGCACAGGCAACCTCCAAAAGAAAACGGGCGGCTCTCGCGTGAGAGCCGCCCGCTCATGTTCGCAGTGAGGTCAAGCGTCAGCCTGAGACAACTACGCTCGCACCCTTCTCGCTGGCGTTGCTAGGGCCGTTCTCTGCCTTCGACAGACGCACGACCGAGGCCACGCCACCCGACGCCTGGAGCGTCGAGGCGACGTTGAGGTATCGCTTCTTGCCGCGAAGGTCGACGTCGAACCGCACGACCGTCGTGTCGACCGTGTTCGCGGGGGTCGGGATCGTGAAATCCGTCCCGCCCACGAACCCCGAGAGGCTCGCGAACGAACCGTCGGTGTCGCTGGATTCCAGCCGCAGCACTGTGGCGACCGCCGAGGCAGTGCCGCCCGCCGCGACAGGCTCAAACGCCACGTCGATAGAGGCGTGGTTGAAGCCACGGCAGTCGATGGAGTGAGCAATGCTCGCACCGTCGACGACCTTCGCAACGGTCTTGGTATTTTCAACGTGATTCATCGGTCAAGGTTCTCCGAGAGAGGGTGTGGTGGATCAACCGAACTTGAGGGCGACCAGCGGACCGGCCTTCGTGGTGGAGCCGAGGTCGTGCACGACCATCGCGTTGCGGGTCGTGGCGAACGTGAGGGTCTGGTCGAACTCGATGTACCGCTCGGAAGCGGTGCGGATGCTGACCGCTCGCCGCTCGCCGAACGTCGCGGCCTGCGAAAGGTCGCCGAACAGGACGCCCACGTTGCCCGTGCTGGACGAGAGCGAGGAGTGCATCGAGTGCACCAGCCGCACCGGATATCCGAGGAACCGCTCCCCGAAACCGGCAGCGACGTCGCTGGTGCTGTTCCCGCCGGGGCCAGAGGCACCGCCGGGGAGCATCGCCAGACGCAGCATCGCGGAACCCCACCCGGCGGGGCTGACGTAGAAAGCAGCCTGACGGCGAGCGTAGAGAGGCAACCTGGCGACCATGTCGGTGAAGTTGCCCATCGTCAGCGAGCCGAACGTGGCGTTGCCGGTCGAGGTCACGACCGAAGCCGAGTGCGACGATTCCAGGATCTTCGGGCAGATGCCCGTCACACCGTGGTACGCCGAGGTGCCGTCACCGATGAAGCCCGCGTTGTCGAAGGCTTCGGAAAACGCCTGGGCCACTTCCACGGCCATTGCGTCGGCAAGGTCGATGATGGAATCCTCAAGCAGCGAATTCGGAACCCGGTTCGCCACGCCCCAGATCTTGGCGTTCAGTTCGACGTTGTCGAACGTCACGTCGCTGGCGGTCACTTCCACGTTCTCGCCAACCGGCCGAGCGGCAAGGCCACCGGTTCGGCGGGCGATGACGAGCGTGTCGGAGTTCATGCCGACGCGCCGGGCGTACTGCGGGAAGGCTCCGAACTCTTCGACCAGCCGGATGATTTCGTTGCTCATCTCGTCGGCCACGAGCACGCCGCCGAGCGAGTTGACGCCGCCAGCCTGCACGCGGCTTTCGACGCCGTGGTCCTTGCACCAGCGGCGAGCGTCGGCGTCGCCGAACACGTAGCCCTTGATGTGCATACCGGAGCGGTAGGCAGTCTCGGCATCCTTGAACGCCCGGAGGCTGTTGTGTGCCTTGGGCACGGCGTACTCGCGCTTCTCCACGACGGACTCCTTCACGGCTTCGGGTTCGATAACTGCCTTCACCGGCGCGGCCCGTTCCAGTACGGCCCGCAACTCCAGTTCCTTGGTCTGAACACGCTTCAGGAATTCGATCCGGTCGCGGAGCTTGTCGGCCCGCTGCTCCAGACTGCGGAGCGATGCTTCCTGCTCGTCGGTCATGGACGATGCTTCTTCGCCATCGGGCGTCTCGGTCATCGCCTCCATCTCAGCGACAACGGCGGCGAGTTCGTCGAGCAGTGCTTTGATCTTGTCCACGCTGGGAGCTCCTGTGATCGGGGAATGGCAGCGGCGTGCTGCCGATCTCCCTACGCTAAAAGCCGTGGGCGTGACCCATCCAGATGCGACGCGAGCGTCTTTACTAACTAGGAAAGCGAGCGGCGACGTACTTGCTCGGCTGGCACGACGCTCTTCGCCGTCGCGCCGCAGCACGGGCACCGCAGATACCGCGTCTGGTATTCGCCGCGAGACTGCGAGGACACGACGCCCAGGCGCCCGCGCCGACACCGCTCACAAACGTCGCCGGTTTTAACGCCCATGCTTCTTGAGATACTCGCGGAGTTCGGATGCCTTCACCGTCGCGGCGTATGGCTTGGCCGCCTGCGATTGCAGGAACGCGTCGTACGAACGCTTCGCCACCTTGGCGTCGGCGTCTGGATAAGCAGGGAACGTCACGGGGCCGACGTCGATCAACGAGTCGATCTTCGTCACCGTGCGAACCGACCGCCCGTTTTCGACGCTCCATGACTCGCCGCCCTGGGCGATCTGAAACGAGAACGAACTGCCACGCACGATGCCCGCCTCGATGTTTGCCGCGATGTCGCGGCCGTAGGAAGTGTCGGGCACGGGGAACTCGTACCGCAGGCCGATCTCGTCCACGCTCATCGTCAGCGTGCCGGGGTAACGGGCCAGCGGGAAGTTGGCGTCGTGGTTCCACAGGGCACGCGTCTCCAGCGGTTTCTTGCGGCCTCGCCGCTCGGAGACAAGCCCGAAGGCGTCCGGGTGAATCCGCTCCGTGAACTCTCCGAGGTCGAGAGAATTGACGCCGAATTTTGCCGCATAGCCGACAATCCACCGGGTCTCGGCGGCGTCGTCCTGCGAACGGGTTTCGATGCGAAGCAGCGGCAGAGTGCCGTCGCCTTCTTCGTAGATGCTGCGTCGTTCAATCATGCTTCTGTTCTCCTCGTCTGCTGCGTTCATCTGTTCCACAAGTTTGCGACTCCATGCCCAGCCGGGGTCCGACCCCCACAATGCCCACGCGATTCTCCCGTTGCTCGGGAAGCCCTGCTCCCCTGGACTCCAGCCGGTGCCTTTTTTGTCGACTTCGTGCCGGTCGAAATACGCCTTCATGCGGCGTGCTGTTTCGGGGCTGATTCGCACGCCGTTGCTCAAGTCTCGCGCTCTGGCAATTCCGACCGCCGTGCCGCCGCGACCGAACTCGCTTCGCCAATCTAGCCCCTTCTGTGCTTCAGACTTCACGCCCGCAGGAGGCGTGAAGTCGATGTGGTCGTATCTAGCTGCCACGCTTCCGCCCCTTCCGCTTCGGCTTGCCGTACGCGTTCGCCTCGGGCAGCGGGTCGATCCTCGTGAGCGTCGAAACCTTGTGCCCGACTTGCGTCTCGGTCGGTCGCCATCCGCCGTCCGACTCTTCGTAGACCGTGATGAGTGCCGCCGGGTCGGCTTCGGTCGCGTCGATCTTGAAGTCGGTGCCGGGGACGTCGAGCGTGCCGTAGTCCATGACGTGGTCGATGCGGCCACGGCTCGTGCCGCCCGATGAATCCCACGAAACAAAATCTCCCTCGGCAACCGAGCCGGGGGCGGCGCGGGCCGAGACTTGCTCGACGGGCTGGGCTGGCACGGACCCGGCCACGCCAGACAGGATCGCCTCGGCCTGCAAGGGCGTGATGGTGGGAAACGCCGCAGCAATCATCGCGGCCGCACCGGCCTTTGTTACGAGGCCCGTGCTGACTTGCTGGACGATTGCAATCAGCCCCGTAATCTGTGCCCCGTTGAGCGAAACCTCGGCTACCTGCGGCTCGGCCTCTGCTGCCGCAAGGCCACCGGCCACCGCCTGTCCGTCGATGCCGCTGCCCGGTTGCTGCTGTGCGGCGACGTCGGCTGCGGAGGGATCTTGGCCCAGCGTGCCCATATTGAGCGGACGGTAGCGAACGTCGCCGCCTTCGACGGGGTTGCGGTTTTCGAGTTCAAGGATGTCGTTTGTGGACAGCGCGCCGATATCCCACATAGCCCGGTAGTACGCCGAGCGGCTGGCGGCGTCGCCGCGTAGCAGGCCACGCACGTCGAACTCGACCAGATACCTGTCATCGTCGACAATCAGGTCTCGCGTGAACGCAGACTCAAACCGCCGCAGCCACGGCAGGATCGTATGCTGCACGAAGTCGAGGCCAGCGTGCTCGATGGATCCGTAGCCGCCGTTCATGACGCCGAGCAAGTGCATCGGCACGCGGAAAAGCCTGGCCACCTCAGCCAACTGAAAGGCCCGTGCGTCGAGGAACTGAGCGTCCGTATTGTTGATCTGCGGAATGTCGTAGGGCTTCAGGCCGCCGGTCAGTACCGCCGTGATATGAGAATTGCCGACGCCGCCGTGGCGTCGGTCCCATTGGCTGCGGAGTTGCTCGCGTGCCTCGGCGTTCAGCTGCCCGTCCGTGGACAGGACAAAGCCGGGCCTCGCTCCGTTGCCGAAGAACCTGGCCCCGTGCAGTTCGCACGCGCGGGCCAGGGCGATCGCGTCCTTGCAGCTTTCGACGATTGAGATGCCATGCACGCCATCGTCGCTCGGGCCGCGAAGGTGCAGGATTTGGTCCTGTGCGTAGACCGTCTCGCTGCCCTTGTCCTCGCGGTACTTGTATCGCAGCTTGCCGTTTACGATCCGCTCGACCTTCATACGGCTCGGGTGCAGCGGCACTAGCTGCGTGTTCGGCCCCGCGCCTTGAATCTCCGAATAGGCGTCACCCCAGAGGCCGATGTGCATGACGGCCTGCTCCCGCCACTCAAAGCTCGTCTGCCATGCGTTCGGCTGCTGGTGCAGGATGCGATAGAGGGGCTGGTCGCGGGCCTGCCGTTTTCCGCCCTCTGCCGACCGCTCCAACAGGTGCAGGGGGAGGCTTGCCACCGTCTCGCCCAGGATTCTCAAGCAGGCGAAAACCGCCGTCACTTGCAGGGCGTTGTCGCTGGTGATCCGCACGCCGGTCGCCGACCGCGAAGAACTGTCATCATCCCAGGATCGTTCCTCGCCTGGGAGCCAGAGGATGCGGTTCGATTCTTTCGTCATATGAAGAAGATTTCGGGGTTGGCGTCTGGCTTCTGCTCGGAGCCGATCCAGCTGCCGATGGCTTGGCACAACGCCACCACGCCGTCGATCCGCTCGGTCGAACGTGCCTTGCTTGGGTAGATGTTTCCGAACTTGTCTTCCGCGACCGCAACGTTATTGGCACACCATGTCAGCACCGGATGCCCTGCGTGCCGCACCCTGCCGGACAGCACGAAGTTTTCGAGCGTCTTCGCAGGCGCGGACATGGCACGGCCGCCTTGTGGATATCCTTTCACGTCGACCCCTTCCCCTTGCAGAAGGTTCGCCAGCATCGCCGCGTTGTGCTTCATGTCGACGGCGACTTGCCGCACGTTGTACTGCTGGCAGATTTGGACGATGTCGCGGTGCAAGATCGTGTAGTCGGTGACGTTTCCCTCGGTCGCCCGTATGTGCCCGTCCCGCAGCCACGCGTCGTAGGGAACTTTGTCCCGCTGGATCCGCTCCACCGCGTTCGCCTCGGGTATCCAGAAGAACGGAAGCACGTCGATGCTCTGGTCCTCGGGATCGGGGCAGACCAGCACGAGCGCGGACAGGTCGTAGGTGGTCGCCAGGTCAAGCCCCGCGTAGACGCTTCGCGTGCCGAAGTCACGCAGCGGCACCGCTCCCTGCTCCCACGATTCCGGCTTGAACCACCGGACGTCTGTCGTTGTCCAGGTGTTCATCCGGTATCGCAAAAAGGCATTGGTCTTCGTCGGGCTGGACTCGGCCTCGCGGACGTCGGCGGCAAAGTCCTCCGGCTTGATCGTCACCCCCCACGAAGGATTCGCCTGCGGCCACGTGTCGGGGTCTTTCCAATCGCCGCCCTCTTCCATCTCGTAGATGCAAGGGTAGAACGTCGGGTCGTGCTCCCAGTTGGCGAGGGTCGCCTTGGCGTAGCGGTACTGCTCGTGGCAGATGCTGCGCCGGTCGTAGCCCGCCGTCGTGATCGACACGAGCAGCGGCTGCTCGCGGGCCGCGCCGCCGTAGCGAAGTGCGTCCCACAGGCGGCGGTCTTTCTGGCTGTGAAGCTCATCGAACAGCAGCCCGTGGATATTCAAACCTTCCGCGCGAAAAGCGTCGGCGGAAAGCACGCGATAGAACGAGGACGTCTCGCGGTAGGCAATCGTCTTGCGGGAGTCGATGACCTCCAGGATGCGAGACAGGTTGGGCGAGGCCCGAACCATGCTTGCCATTTCGCGGTAGACCACAGACGCCTGCTCGCGGTCCGCCGCTGCACCGTAGACTTCGGCTCCGTTCTCGCCGTCCAAGGCAAGGAGGTACAGCCCGATGCCAGCCAGTAGCGTCGACTTGCCAGATTTTTTCGCCGTGCTGATGTAGGCCACGCGGTAGCGTCGGGTGTCATCATCCACCCGCACCCAGCCGAACAGGTCGGCAATCATTCCCTGCTGCCACGGCAACAGGTCGAACGGCTTCCCAGCGAAACGACCCTTTGAGTGCCGCAGCCAGCCGCCGAAAAACTCTAGTGCGTGGTTGGCCCGGCCAACGTCGAAGTAGAAGTCATGACCCTGCTCGATCGCTTCGCTTTTGGGCAAAGGCTCTAACGGGGTTTTCGGCGTGGCTGTCATGCGTCGTTACCTGCGAACGGCTGCTCGGCGTCAAGCCGAACTCCTGCTGAAGTCTGCGAAGGTCGGCGGCCAGCGACCGCTCCGCAACCGCCCACGAGTGCGGCTGGCTCCACTTGATCCGCAGCCGCCCGTCCGTGCGGTTTGGATCTGGCTCCATCGTCACGTTGTCGCGGCCCAGCTGCTTGCACTTCGTCTTGGCCTCCAACCACTTAGACCATGTGTGGCAATAGATGGCCCACGCGTCGATGTCGGCCTCTGTGAATACCCGCATCCGCCGAAGCACTGGCACCGACTGGTTCCACTTCGCAACCGCCACCTCGTCATCCGCGATGGACTCAGGGACGTCGAGCTTGTCGAGCAGCTCGGGCGTCGGTTCAGACTGCGGCAAGCTCGTCTTTGACGGGTTGCCGCGAATGTATTTGAGGATCGACGGTTCAGGCGGGGGGCCGCGCTTGCCCATAAAGTCTCCTACATCGCACTGTGTTGCGTGATCTGACGCCGCGGTGACTCCAGCAGCCGCTCGGCAAGCGTCATCGCTCTGCCGATGGCTTGATCCATGTCGTAATAGCGATACTCGCCAAGGCGGCCCGCGATCAGCAAGTCGGGCGAGGCGTCTGCCCGTCTGCGATACTGCTCATACAATGTCGCGTTGGCATCATCTGGAAACGGGTACTCGTACTCGGATGGATTGGCGGGCGAGAATGGAATCTCGGTCGTTACGACAGAGCCGCGGATGCGATTCGCCACTTCGGGCTGCATCATGTGCTTCCACTCCAACGTGCGAATGTGCGGGCCGCCCGCGTGCGTCGGGTTATTGACCTGCCCACGTCGCTGGATGTAGTTCGCGTCGGGGTCGTACCGATGGTCACGCCGCTGGCCGCGGTACTGAAGCCTGCCGAGATCGAACCCAAAGAACTCGTCTATCGGGCCGGTGAACACAAGTCGCTTTGTAGCTCTAGTTTCGTTCCGCCGTTTCAAGTAGTCGTAGTTCAGTATGACGGGGATGCCGTCAAGCATTCGACGCGTCCATTCAGCATACCCATCGACAGGGATGCCTTGGTGCTTTGCGTGAGGCTTGAGCCTTGGGTCGTCGTCAGGGCGAACATCAAACCGACTGCACAACCTCGCGTCGAGTGTCTTGCACGACACGCCCCATTGTTTTTCGTTGTATTCCTTGACGAACTTGTCGTAGATGACTCGCGGCATCATCGACAACGCCGCTTCCTCAAAATTGGACGGCGATCCCGAAAACTCCGGCGACCATGAGTCGCCGACCTTTTTGCGGACGTAAGACTCGCCAAGCGGCCACGCCACAAGGTCGCCATCCGCGGCTGATAACAGCGCGGCCTCGTATCGAAAGAATGATCCAAACCGATTCGCCCACTCCCAAATGCGGTCGCACGATGTGCGGAAGTAGTGCGGCCCGTAGGTGTGGATTCGGATTCCTGAACTATGGGCGTGGTCATGAACGTTCCCGCCTATATGGCTGCGACGGTCAACGACCAAGACCTCGCGGCCGGCATCGGCCAGTGTACGAGCGATCACCGCTCCGGTCAGGCCAGAGCCGACGATGAGATAATCGACTCGCACTACGCAGCCCTCGGCTTGCGGTACTTCTCGTCGATGATCACAGGGCAGCAGTTCCTCCAGACAACGTTGTGATGAATCCTTTTGTTCTTGAACCCCATGAACGCTATCCGCACGCACGACGGCGCAACCATCACGGAGTAAAACGATTTGATGTACGTGCCCATTTCTCTGTAGATGTCCGTACAGCCGCCCGAGTTGACTTGAGTAAGCGGCTGCGTGAGGCGTATCTGCGGTATCGTTCCAAATAAGTCCCCGCGCCGCCCGCACTCTACGTAGAGGTTCACGTCGTCGTTTACTCGGCCGCGGAACGTCACAGGGCGGTCAGTGCGAAAGAAAAAACTATTCATCGCCTTTCGGTAGATTTTTCCCTGCCTGCGGAGACGCAGAATCTGCGAACACGAATCTCCTGACTTTGGCCCTCCCGCCCCTCCGATAAAGTCCCCGGATTGTGCAAAAGCGACAGACCGAAACCGCGTGCTGTCAAGAAAGTCCAGGCAGTGTTCCATGACAGCATCGAGGTTCACGACCTTATTGTCTGCTGTGATGTAGTTGTCGTCGCCGTCGAGGCTCAGCTGGAATCTCGTGTAGTCGTCGTCAAGTTGCAGGAAGTGCGTGACTCCCATTTGCTTGGCGACGATAAAGTTGTAGTTGCGGGCATAGACGACGGAGTTGCGTCGGTCGTAGTTGTCGCAAGCATCGACGTTTTTTGAGTACTGAGTCTTGTCGAACACGATGACGCTCTCGCCATACATGTCGATGTACTTCTGTTTTTGCTTATCCTCATTGTCGACAAGAATATAGGCGGCGCCCGTGTACCCGTGCTCTCGGATGGCTGAGAGACTCGTCATGCTCTCCGCGCGGCCGTGCGAAAGAATGAATATCGCGAAGCGTCTTTTCATCGTGAGGACTCCAACGCTACTTCCGCTATTGCTTGCCCAAGCCTTGTCCACCCGTTCTGAATCGCTTTGTCGAAGTCCACGATCACAAGGGCACTATCCTCCATGAGCTGCTGAATGTCGGCTTCGGAGTGAGCGTAGTAGTTGGCAATCTCTTGGAAGTTGAAGACGACGTGCCGGTAGGCAGCCGCACGCAGGAAGTTCTTCTCGGCTTCTGGCAGATTGGATTCATCGACGTCGGCTAGAAGTTTTCTGCATTTCGCCTCGTCGTACATCGCCGACACGGTTGGCTTCGGGCCAGTGACCTCGTATGGCGGCACCGCAACCTTGTCGGTGTATGGGCTATCTGACTCCTGCGTGTCGGCTTCGTGTTCCTCCGCCTCGCTGCCAATCGACTCGTAGAGACCTGCCTGTTCCGCAGTCGCGGCAAGCATCTGCTGCAACGCCTCGCTGCCCGTGTCCACGGTGCGGAGCAGTTCGTCCAGCTTCGCCGCGTCGGAATCAGCCATCGCAGCCAGCGGGTCGAGCGTGGCAAGAATTTTGTCGGCCTCGGCCTCGTTCACGTCGAGGATTAGCACCGGCACCTTCGCGTTCGCAGCCGTCTCGGCACGGAGGTGCCCGTCGATCAGCATCAGCGAGCCGTCGGGCAACTCGCGGGCGAGGCAGGCGTCGGCCATGCCGACCTCGGCCAAGACTCCCCGGAGGGCGTCGGCCTGGGCTTTGGGGTGCGTCCGCCAGTTTTTCGGGTTGGGACGCAACTCGTTGGCGGGCACGATACGAAGCGATTTAACGCGATTTCGGATGTTCACGTATCCAACCTATCGAAAGGGGGTGAAACGGCCTTAGAACGCAAATACGGGGCTTTAGAAAGGGGGGGGCCAAAAACCCCCGGCCGCTAAACTTAAGG